TTTCCAATTCCAAAATTTGGGGGAATTGTTAAACGCGGTGTTTGTTTTGTCCGCCTTGTAAGGTTCTATCGGCCTGAATACGAAAATAAGAATTAACAAAGTCAGGACCACTACTCCAAACGCTGTCAAACTCAGTGTCTTAATGTCCATTTATTATTAGATAAAACCAAATTTTACCAATTCTTTTCCAACGTAGTTTTCTATTTCGTGATGTTTGACATTGTATGGAACCTCTATAAGGGTTATTCCATTATCTTTGCACATGTTGCGCTTCATATAGTCTCGATATTTTTGGTTTTGAAACGCCTCCTTGTTTTTATGGAAATATGGAATGTACTTGTAGTGCTGCTGTCCTTGGTACTCAAAGGCGAGCTTCAGCTCAGAGTTGTACCCGTCTAACTCGAGGTTGTAATCACCGCCTGTTACGGGGTTATTGAGAAAATCGGGTCTGGCTTTTGCGAACCTCTTTTTGAATGTTCTTTCAAAGTAGTTTCGGCAAATGGTTTCACCTTTGCTCTCTTTGGGCTTTGGGATATACTCTCTCGGAGAACCATAGCCATAGCTCGGCGTGATTTCGGTCATATGAACACGTTTGTCAAAAGTTCCACGTTTTCCGATGCGTGTCAGCGCATATATGATAAGAAAAAGGACGCTTACTACGACAAGTATATCAAAGCCGTATTTTTCCCAAAAATTCGAAATTATTTCAAACATTTATTATAACAGTTAATAAATGAATGCTGAGAAAATATGTCATGAATGGCGCAAAAATCCGTTGGTAAATCCGGAAACAAAACGCGCAATCAAAGCAGATGGTCCCAAATACAAAGAGCTGCAAAAGTTGTGCAAAGACAAAGCAAGCCCCCCTAAAGGTAAGGAGCAGAGCCCCCCTAAAGGTAAGGAGCAGAGCCCCCCTAAAGGTAAGGAGCAGAGCCCCCCTAAAGGGAGTCCCAACTCGGGGATTAGTGATATTTGTAAAAAATGGTTTGAGAACAAGGGCGTTAATCCCAGAACAGGAGCGGGTATCAAAGTCGGAGGACCCACATACCTTAAGTTGGAAAAAGAGTGTGGGAAAGGTGCAACTTCCGCCAAAAAGCCCGAACCAGCGCCTCCTTCATCTCTTGCTTCGAAAACGGTAAATGAACTTCGTGTTATAGCTAAGAACGAAGAAATTAGAGGTTATTCCAAAATGAAAAAGGATGACCTTATCAACCGTATTACAGAAAAACAAAGAAAGAAAACAACTATCATCCGTAGGAAAAAGATTAAGATAACTAAAATATCATTTTCACCTGCACCAGAACCTAAAAAGGATTTCTCTCTGCCATTAATTGCACCCATTATACCGGCTCCTATTCCAATCACTATGAGAACCCCAACCATCCCACCCGTTCCTAATTACGTTCCTCAAACGCCGGTTGTACCAAAAGCTACAATGCCAGTTGTATCACAACCAAAGGCTCCAACGCCGGTTGTACCAAAAGCTACAACGCCAGTTGTAACACAACCAAAGGCTCCAACGGCGGTTGTATCACAACCAAAGGATTTGACCGATTACATTTTCCAACTGGTGTCCACGAAAAAAATTAGCCTTGATCCGTGTACTCTAACCGATAGATTAGGAGCAATGTTGAAAAAGGTAGAGGGTAAGCTTCTTTCCCCAAAGATTATTTCATTGTCAAAATCAAGCTTCGCACGGTCAGTGAGCGTGGATATTACTCTAAATGACGACACCAAGCTACGAGCTTTCTTAAAGATTTGGTTTACAAATATCGCTATGACCAGACGCGTCGAAAACCCTCTGGATTACGAGAGAGAGGTATACATATACATAACACAAAACATAATCAAAACGAATCAATCTCCAAATTTCATTCCTCTTTTGGCTGCATCATTATGTCCCCTAACTACAAAGTTTAATCTTTCAGAGGACCTCAACATATGGGTTCCAAAAGCTTTTGCCCAAAATCCCGGTTCAAAATTTAATGTAATACTAACAGCTTCCAGTCCAAATATAGAAAGTTTTTACGATTTTTCTAAAAAACCAAGTTTGACAATTGCTGATAAATCTTCTATCATATTTCAATTGTTTCACGCTCTTTACTGTCTTTCGGTTCATAGGATTAACCATTTGGACCTACATCCAAGAAATATCTTAATTGAAACACTAAGAGAGCCTATTTGTTTTCGTTTTGTCGTAGGTTCAAATCAAGTGACATTCCTTACAAGATACGTAGTTAAGATTTTTGATTTTGATATGGCCAATGTTGAGAAATTGGGAGCAAACCCTGTCTATATGGGTAGAGATAATTTCGACATTCTTTATAACAACCCTCAAGTGTTCAAGGAAAACAGAGACCTTTATCAAATTCTGTGTGATCTCTTAAGAGAAAGGAGACAAGGAGAAGAAGGAGAGAAGCGAGACGAGGGAGACAAGGAGAAGAAGGAGAGAGAGGAAGGAGAGAAAGGAGAGGAGAGAAAGGAGAGGAAGGAGAGGAAGGAGTTATCAAAGGAACATTTTAGAGAGTTGGTAACAGAGCTCTTACCATCGAAGACGCTTACACACGAGAAAATGAGTTACGAAAAAGTCAAAGAGTTTAAAATATCTCTTTCGAAGACGACACTTGATAATATAAGCAGAGAAACCCCCGCCAATGTAAAAGGTGACTTGAAGACTTATCTCTTACCTGTGGATAGGCTTAAAATCATTCTTAACCCTGTAGAATTTCAAAGACTCGAGGCAGGCGTACCAAAAATAGAATTAATGCAGATGTTGTTTTTTATTGTGAAAAACGACACTTTGCGTGTTGGAAAGGGCTGGTTTTGTCAGATGCTCCACGTTCTCAAACAGGACCTTTACTACCCTGTCAAAAACTACTTCACAGACAAGGCTCTATTTGACAGACTCACCGCACGACTTGATAAACAAGGTGTACCTGAAAAGACGTTTGTAATCTAAAAAAACGGGACGTGGTTCCATCCCAATTCTTCAAACAGGGTTTTGAAAACATCGTCGTGAAACGTTTTTCTGTCTATCGTTTTTAGTATGTTAAACTCTTCTTTTTTGCAATGAAACTTGTTTTTGTTCAGTAGTTGAAAGAATACGTAATGTATGTTCATAAAACTTTTTCTTGTAATTTTTTGTTCATACTTGAAACGTTTAATGTAAAGGTTTACAAGAGTGTCGAAATCTATGAGAAGCTGGTCTTCAAGATGTGAAATATCTCGGCACTTTATGCCTGTCAATTGTGAGTAGATGTAGTTGACATTCTCGTACTGCTTATCATATCGTAATTCCTTAAGGAATAACAATATATGGTCTTTTTTGATTTTAGAGTACCGCACTTCTTTGGGTGTATTTTCGTCTCCAACAAGAAGATTATGTTTATTAAACTGCTCTTCGAGGTCTTTGAAAACAATTTCTGGTATTTTACAATTCTGCTTTCCCTGGAACTGATTGATACAATCACGAAAATGGGACCGGCGTTCATACGTGTATTTCTGAAGAATGTTGGTTCTGGACATATCCTTGTAAGAGACCAGCTTCATACCTGACCCACTTTCGTTCCCGCAATTGACACATAACAAACAATTGTCAGAGATTATCAGACTCTTCCCTTGACACATCTCACACACTTCTTTCTTTTCTATATCCTCATCGCAAAGCTCCAAATTAGAATATTTTTTTGCAATCTTAAGAAATTCCCAGACGAGCCTTTGTTTGTCTTCGTTTTCTTCTGGTTTATTTGCGGAAACAAAGCTTATCTTTATCGGCTTCTTTAGAATCTCTTTGTATTTTTGAAGAATGAGAGCCGTATCATTCAGGTAAAAATTATAATTTTGATTCTTCTCAAACTCGTCTATCATTCTGGTGTAATTTTCTGATGTTTTTTCTAACCGATTTCTAAGAGAAGGGTCTAAATCTGGTTTTCTTAAAAGATTATCCAGGTCGTTTATGGTTTCTTTATATTTTTTTATTTTCTCCTCTTCGCCCCGCAGCTTTTCCTGGATTTTCTGGTCCAGCGTGATGATGTCTATTTCCATTTGTTAAAATTTAGAGGGTATTTTTAAATTCTCTTTTAAGGAAAATAATTAACAAAATTTTTTTTAAATTCTCTGTCTATAATAAATGTCGATTGTTCAATCTTTGACCTCTGCTTTTATTGACGTTGCTACTTATGATGAGTTGGAGAAGTATATGTACGGTGGTTCTGAAGCCACTGCCTATTTCGTCTGCAACCACAAGACTGCGACCTGGTTTACTATCATCCCCACCCAGCTTCAGACCTCTATGGGTCAGTCCAACAGCTTCAACTCTGAGTGGTCTGCTTCCATCTCCCGCGCCGGTGATTATCTGAAGAGTGTATGGCTCCGTGCTGTTGTAAGCAAGGTGCAGTTCAACCAGACCAGCCAGCAGCTGCTGGGCCGCTGGACTCACAACCTGGGTCACAATCTTATCAAGGAGTGCTCCATCACCTTCAACGATTTGATTGCCGCTCGCTTTGACAGCTATTACCTGGACTTCTGGGCCGCCTTCACCGTACCCGCCTCCAAGCAGGTTGGTTACAACAACATGATCGGCAACGTGCCTGAGCTTACCCACGGCGCTCAGAACCTGCCCTCGTACACTCTGAACGTACCCCTGCCCTTTTTCTTCACTCGTGACACCGGTGTAGGTCTGCCCACGGCTGCTCTGCCCTACAACGAGATGCGTATCAACTTTCAGGTACGTGACTGGACCGAGCTGCTGGTTGTATACCCCAACGCCTGCTCTCCCGGACGCCCCGCGACTACCGCCGATTTGCTAAATGGTACTGCACCCACTTTGACCAGCACCTACGTATGGGCCGAGTACGCCATCGTGTCCAACGACGAGCGCAAGCGTATGGGTTGCGCCCCTCGCGATATCCTGGTTGAGCAGGTCCAGACCGCTCCTCGCACCACCTTCAAGCTTGGCGAGCAGCAGGGTTCGTCCACCGATATTCGCTTCTCGCACGCTGTAAAGGCTCTGTTCTTCGCTGTACGCAATACCTCCGTAGCTTCTGAGTACTCCAACTACACTATTGGCAACATAGGTACTGCTGGTCAGCCTCTGAAGAATGTCGACCCTCTGTCCAACGCCACGCTGCTGTACGAGAACACTCAGCGTCTGGCCGGTCTGCCCTCGGATTACTACTCTCTGGTAGAGCCCTGGTTCAAGGCCCCCACTATCCCCTCCGCCACTGGCTACCACATGTACTCGTACTCTCTGAATGTGTACGATATCAACCCCCTGGGTTCTACCAACTTTGGCAAGCTGACCAACGTAACCCTGGATCTGGCCTCTCAGGGCAAGACTTTCCCCGCCGATTCTGGCAAGGTAACTGCCGATGGCCGCACCATCACCTACACCTACCAGACCATCATCTGCGCTCTGAACCACAACGTCATCCGTATCTCGGGTGGTGCTCTCGGCTTCCCAGTTTTATGAGCTCTGGGATTGTTGGTATTTTATCTAT